TTTGCAAACTATTTCATTGCATTTGTTTACTTTTTAATACTTATTACAACACATATGCCCGAAATTTTTATGCATTTTTCCAACTTGACAAAAACGCTTTACCCGACTAAAGTGTTAGTCCGGCCTAATTGTCTATACAATTCCTTAATTATTCACGTTTTTCCACCGAATCTCGCACAATTCTTCCGAAATACTTACTCATTTTGCCCGAAAAGTGGGCAAAACCGACCGATTGTCCGCGGGTCGCGGACACTTCGGAAAGGGGGGCTCACTTTAGTCTGCTAAAGTGTCCGCGGGTGACGGACACTCCGTGTCCGCGGGTGACGGACACGTCCCGTCCGCGCCTGCCCGTTCGGGGTCGTCCGCTCCGCGGACTGTCAGTCATATCATATGTGTAATGTTAGTTATCGCTTGTGATCGTGCGGTTGTCCGCCGATGACCGCCGGAGGCTGTAGTGCTTCGCGCGCCCTCCGGGCGACCGCGGGTGACGGACACGGCGCGTCCGATTGTTGCTTACCATGTCGCATCCGGTCTTTTTAATGCTATTCCCATAGCATTAGAAATTAATTGAAACATTACTTTATATCCCTCATCGTTAGGGTGCAATCCATCTGAAAGCAGCGTATCTATTTTTATTCCTTTGTTAGAACAATAGTCAATGAATAAATTATAAACGCTGATAAATGGAATTTTATTTTCACATGAAATATTTCTAAGTGCATTGTGAACATCTTCCATGTGAACACGGAAAGTTTTTTCGTTTGCGATTGAAGCAGGTATGCAAGCCATAATGATTAAATCTTTTCCATAATTTTTAATTGTTTTAATAATGTCATTAATATCGGCATACAATGATTCTAAGTTTCCTTTTTCTCTGTTGTTAGTACCGATCATTAAAACGATACAGTCAAAGTTAAATTTTGTATCCATGAAATCATTTATAAAGTATTTTAAATCTCCGCTATTAATTCCACTCATTCCAAAGTTTTTAACAATTATTTTGAATTTTTCATTCATATAATTTTTAAATAATTGTGCCCAACCATTCCCGTCTAGTGCTTCATACCATCGTCTACCGCCTGACGTCCAAAGATATTCCCCAATTTTATAATCAGATGTAGCATTCGGGTTATTCGGACCATTACCTCTCACATTATAAGTTTGTCCATCAATAACGGCGTCATATTGCTGAAAACCTGATGACCCCATACCTTGAGTTATACTGTCACCAAGTAAACAGATTCTATAGTTATAAGCAGGGGCATTCAATGTCATATATTTTCCTATAACATCAATTGGTGTGTTTTTTTCCGATATATCCGAATCTTGTTTATACATTGGAGGGTAATCTTCCTTTGGCCACGAAAAACAAAAATATTTTGCACCGTTTGGAATTTTGATATTCGTAAAATTTTCACTTAATAAATAATTTTGGTAACCTTTTACAAGTAATCCGGAAGAAGTAGATGGCCTCTTCCAAAATGAGATATAGAAAAAAGAGTTGTCAGTAACAGAATTTCCTTTTTTTACTGTAATAAAATTCGTTTTATTATTGATTGGTATTAAATTCGATGTTACGAATAAATCATTTTTCTCTACAGTACCGCCATTTGTTATCTTATGATTAAATATTGCTTTTGCAGTTTTCAAACCTACTCGTTCATTCATATTAGGTACTTTCATAAATATTTGAACTGTTGATTCCTTACTAAAGCAAAATCTAACATATGCTGTATTTATAGGAAAAGAAATTCTTTCCATATTATATGATTGGCTTCCACTGTCATTAATAAATTTTAGTACATTCAGTTCACTATCGAAATATATTACACTAGCATATTTTGGATTTGACGGCTTTAACCATAGTCCATTGACAGAATATTCATTACATCCTGTAACATTTATATAGTCGGTGGAATACCAGTTATCAACAATTTCTACATTGCCTGTTGTAAGAATTGCAACATTATTAATCAGGCGATAATCTAATATATTATTAATGTTTTTTAGTTCAACTAAATTTTCCTTTAGTGAATTAATTTTATCTCCTGTAACTTTAGAATCAGCGGCGGCATTTTCTACCGACAAAGATATATCAATCGGCGGATTGGACGGATTCGTGATATTAGCGTTCAACCATGTTGATACTTCGTTGCTTACAGTTGGTTTCATCAGATTAAGCAGTTCTCCGCTTTCTTTCATTGCTTCGATTTTCTTGTTTACTTCGTTCTGTAAGTCGAGATTTGAAAAATACTGATTGATAAAATCATGTAAAGCCTTATAACTTTTCACAAGTTCGTCCTGCGCTTCAAACATTTCTTTTACCGTCTTAAACAGTACAACAAATTTGTTTTCCAAACTTAACGTTCCGTTAAAATCATATGGAATCCCACGTACACTTGCGACAACCTCACAAGCCTGTGTAATCATCTGACCGAAATCTGGCAAAGTAGGAAAATCTGGAATCGTTGGTTTCGTTGCCATTATAACATCTCCTTAATAAAATTGATAAAACAATTCTTTACAATCATCACAGATACGCTTGTTAAGATTCAGGATGGTATCGCGGAATCTCTGTACTTCTAATGAGTAACTACCGTCAAACCCCTCATCCTCAATTACATCGTTGTTATCTGCATGATACGTGTCATTACTGTTGGTTTTTGTCGTATTCTCTCCATTGCTCACCGCACTGTTATGGATGGTATTCTGTCCCCGATCCATCGTAGACGCATAATTCGTTCCGGCGAAATTAATTTGCGGATTATCAGAGTGGATATTTTGTGTATTGTTATTTGTATCGGCTGTCGTTGTGTTTTTCGCTGTGCTGTCTCCCGAGATCACACCTGTTCGTGTATCGTCTTTCGTACTCTGTACTTTCCGCGTACTCTTATGAGTAATCATTGGATTGTATTCAAAAGTAATACTTCGGTACAACTGTTCATAGTATGGCATGTTAACCGTAAGAATTTTTTTCAGATGATACTGAAATTCACCAATCGTTTCTAACCCGATCTGTTCCCGGAAATACTGTAAACAGAACGTTTTTTCGAATGCCAGCTTTATAGCGGTATATTCCGTGGAATCTGCATCCGCATAGAAAGGGAAATCAAAATTGAACACCAACGCGACCGCTTTTTCGATCATACTATCAATGTTCTGTTTTTCAAGTGGATGAATCACGTTGTCTGCAATAACTAACTGTTCGATCGTATTTGTTAGTGTTTTCGTTTCGTAGTTATAGTCAAGAAACATTATTCCACCTCACTTTCCGGTTTGCCGGTTTCCGGTGTTTTCTGTCCGCCGTTTTTTATTGTCTCAAATGCATCCGGTCGGTTAATCGGAGTTACCATTTTAGAGTTAAAATGTACATGAATATTCAATCCATACATTTTATTGATCGCATCAAGTCCCCTCTGAATGGTTGCCAGATTTCCGTTTCTCGTCAACTCAATCTCTCCATCGTTGTAACTCGTTTCTGCGGAAACCAACCGTTCCGGTTTTTCCACGCCGCTTGCTTCGATTCCGAGATCAGCCAGGCATTCTGCTACTTCTCTCTGTGCGGCGGTGTCAAGTTCGTTAAAAATTGGCTGTACTTTCAAGTCAATGGTATCAATTTGAATCTGTTTTCGCAGATCGTTTTTTGCTCTGATGAAAGGAATGTTTTTTACCCACTTCTGAATAAAGTTGTCAATACTGAGTTTCTGCGTGCTGTCTCCGCTGATTACTACAGGTGTTCTCTGCTGAATGACATTGACTCGTGTTGACGCTTTTTTCTCCGCCAAACTCTGCGAATGCAGAATAATGCTTAGGATTTCCGGTATGGCAAAAGGTCTTGCGAAAATCAACGCGCTTTCTTCCTTGTCCGTCTGCTCATAATACTGACCATTCATAGCGTAGGCAATCCAATCGGTAGGAATCCCGTAAATATCGGGTTCGCCAACAAGATTAACGCCAAAAACGCCAAACAGTCCGGTGATCGGCTCTTTTTTGAACAGACACATTCCCTGCCATAACAGATAGGAGTTGAGGATACGCGGCGGAATCTCATCCGGTAAACCGTCATACTCATAACGTGATAATGCCAGATTAACAAACTTATCAAAAAAGTGTCGGAAATACATTTTTTCCTCCGGTGACGTATTCGGATTCTTTTCCCAGCGTCCCCAAACTTCTTTGTTACTCACCCGATACAGATTATTGTACATGATATCACCTCCTTAGTTATTGGAAAGACCATAGTTTCCCACATCGTCCGTATGCCAAAACGTAACGCCGCGGTTAAACATAGTCTGCAAAAAATTGATATCATCGGTGACGCATTCTCCATGTAATCCGCAATTTACTGTTTTGACAAAATTCCAGTTTGACCGCCCTGTAATATTAGGTACTTTAATTTTGTGCGTTGCATATCCGTACATTGTGAAAAAATCGTCAATTGTTTTCGCCATCTGAGCGGTTACACTCATCACATGACAGTAAACTTTACTGCCGAATAATGCGGCTGAAACAAAACTTCCAGATGAATTACCTTTTGCTGTCGGTGGAATCAAATCATGACTTTCTTTTTGTGCGTTAATGTTTTCGTTCAGTAGATAAGTTCCAGTTGCCGCGGTATAAATGCTTTCAACGCCAGCAGCTAAATTTCCGCTTAATGCTCCTACTAATCCTCCAGCTAAATTTCCAATCTGCGATATTGCATTCTGCTTTTTGGAGTAGTCCCATACCGGACTAGACTGCGCTAGAAAAGCCTGATAGCCGTCATTTGTCCATGAACACTGTGGGAAATTATTGATGATAAAACCGTATGGGGATCCTGTCACACCAGTACGTTTATATTCACGCGGAGACACAAAGATTGCCGGAGTATTAAACAAAACGCCATAAACCTGCATGGTTAATGCTCCATTTTTACCGTATTCGAAATTAAAAGTATGCTGTACTCCTGAACCATCGTTTACCAGACAATAACAATAGGGATACTGATATAGTTTATTATTTTTCGGGATATAGCCGTCAAGTGCATCTGGTTGAACGGTTACTTGTGTATAAACAGATGCATCTGCCTGGAAACAAGCTTCTGGTGCTTGATATACATTAACAATCGCATCTCCGTTTCCGCTTTTGACGTAATTCTGTATAATTGTGATTAAGTCCGTATATTTTTTTTTCCGAGTAAATGTCAAACCAGACAAAATTCCTTGATTGACAACGGGTAAAACATATTTTCCGTCTTCGCTTGCACTTGCATTCATACAATATTCCATCGGTCCGAGATTCAAAAGTCTCGTGTCACTAGGATTGTCCACGTACTCTCCCGTTTCCAGATTTTCTGGCACTAAATTAATTCCGGCATAATCAGCTTTTTTGTCAATATGTTCCCTTTCCACATAGCACGGACGTAAAGTAACTTGATAAAAACTATTCTGGAATCTATCTGGTTCAAAATAGATTTTAAAACTTCCGTCACTCAACCATTCTACGCGCGTCACAAAACCGAAATACCATTCTTCCGTATAGGGTTTATTCTGAAACGCAATATAATTGCACTTTAAAAATTCGCTCTCATTCCCTTTTCCCTTATACGTCAGTTCTCCCCATCTCACGGGCGCGGATTGCTTAAAAATATGAATTGCTTTTTCTCTTACATGAGCCAGACAGCCATCTTTTCCATTTTCATAATAACGCACATGTTCATAGTCATTTCCCCATTCAATCCCACTTGCTAAAATTACCTCTGTCTGCGGGGAAACCGCCGCCACATCTTCCTGCGGCGGCATCGGAATGAAATTATCCATGTTTCCTCCCTCTTACTTAATCTATCGTAAAGTGAATGGTTGCCGTTTTGCCAGAATCGAATCGGCTTGTAATCACAACTCGCACGCTTGTTGTTTTGTTTTCTTTCGTTTTCAGATTCTTCTCATCTTTTGCGATTCGAAGAATGGTTGTTCCCGGGATTACAAACGTATCAGCGGAAGAGTTACCCTCTACTTTTACGTCAATCGCTTTATCGGCTACACCTGTAGAACTAATAGAAATATTTCCACTGAAATCGACATCTGTTCCGGTGCTCACATGTTCCACGTCACTTGCTGTAAAGGAAGAAACAAGAACTGCCTCGGTCGTAAAGACAATGATCGGATAGAACAGGGAGTAGGAGAACATCTCTTTTACCGTATACGTGCTGTTCCATCGTAATCCCCGGTTTACGTTATCCTGTACCATCATGCGATACTGTTCGCGGATTTTGAAGAACCGCTTGTCAACCAGTACAGCCACGATACCCTCATCATCGTTAAAGTTATCAATTAAAACCTGCTGTGCTTTCGGAATCATCCGGTCGAGATTGTAAGCACTTGCATAGCTGTCCACGTTCATAGCAGCTTTGGTATCCGGGTCGACAAACAGAAGAATGGTATCTTCTTTTGCTGCCGATGTCGCGCCAGCGAAATTATACAGCGGGTTCGGGAACTGAATCTTGTCGATGTAACTCTGAATCTGTTTTGCCAGTGCGTTCGCGGATGCCTGATCGGTAACCGCATCCACATGAACCGGATAAATCTGTCCCGCGCGCTTAGCAGACGCAATTAGTTCTTTCGCGGTCGTAAACTCATCCCAGTTACAAGCGGAAACGACACTTTCCACTTTCGCCTGCACGAGACTGCGCAAACCGTAATCATCGAGAAACGCGCCGCGCATATCCTCAAACCAGATGGTAACCGGATAGTCGTTGTTGAAATTGAGTACATGGTACAGCGCCATGATATAGCTGTCATAAATAGCGGTCGCATCTTCGATACTGATATTAGAATTGTGTGTATATCCCTGCGCAAAGTTTACATAAACTTCCTGCTCACCGTTTCCATACGGTATAGCGTTACTGTTCAGCACGCGCAGAGGATTGCGGAACGCTTCGGTACTGATCGACTGGCTGGCAATCAGATTTACCAGCGCAGGAACCAGTTCGTTCCGCGCCATCGGGTTATAAGGGTCGGTTAATGTTTTCGCAATATCGGCAATATTTTCTCGCGTTGCCACAGGAACTCTGTCACGGTAGTCAACACTCATCGTCTGCCGAACTGCGTTCAGCATATTAATATTGGTCATATCTAATTTTTCTGCCATTGTTTCACTCTCCTTTTCCGCTCAGAATTAGTTGCGACATATCAAGATCGTTGATACTTGTTGCGGTGTCTTCTGCTTCCGGCGGCACTTTTCCGCCAAACTCGGTTACTTTTGTGATACTTCCGCCGTGGGAAAGATCAGACCAGCGGCTTTTGATTTCAGCAACGGCGGCATCATACTTTCCTTTCAGTTCGTCCCGTTCTGCGACCAGCGCGTCACGTTCGGACATCAGAGCTCCGATGTCGGTATCTTCGGTTTTGATTTTTTCGCTGATGGCGGCAATCGCATCGCCATGCGTTTCAATGTTTCCAATGTCAGCAACAATTTCTGTCCAATACTCTTCAAGTGTCATGTTAAAACCTCCTTTTTAAATTGGGATATAACCAGATTGGCATTTTATGCCGTTTTGGTTTCATTGGGTGGGGCGGCTCGGGTGGCTCCGGTTGTTCTCCTTTTGCTAAATACCGATATACCATGATCGCATTGTTTAATCTTTCGGAATTGGATAGATAGCGATTTCCAACAATCCATCCGGTAATTGCAGAATCTTTTGCGTGTTCGGAAATATAATTGAAGCACTCGTGCGCTTTTTCCTGCCTTAAGCTAAGTGTTCCATCGTCACTGATTCCCTCCCAGCCTTTCATATAGGCGGCGGTCAGTGCGTCCAGATCTGTGCTGTCACTGTGCAAAAACGATTGCAAATTTTCGTAAGCACTTGCCGCGCCGACCGAATACCACACATTTTCATAAATCAGATATTCTAACTGTGCGTTACCATCTTCCCGGCTGTACCCGTTGGAATCTAACCATTGGAACAACCGCGTCCGGCGGTCGGTAGAGGAATTATCTGTCCATTGTCCCAAACCATAACCGGGTGAACCGACAATCGTACCCTGCCACAAACCCGGATTAATGGTTGATTCCTGCCAGAAGTTGCCGCAGATGGCGGCAATCACATACTGGCTGATTCCGCTTTGTACCTCAACTGGGTATCGGTACAGATACGTCCAAGAACTATAGGGAGATACAAACGTATTAATGGACACCTGTTTTTCCAAAGGGTAGCTGTCGGTGTGCGCTCCCATCGTATAACCGCCGCCGTCTGCGGGATTGTACACCATTTCGGTATGACCGGAACGCCACAAAATATCTCCTTTTTTCCACGGCTGAGTTGCGGTTCCTTTTTGGAATCCAGCACCGATCAGATACCCGTCCATGCTCCGAGTGGTAAACCACGGATTTCTTGCCAAAAAACCACCAACAGTACAACAATAACTCATGAGTGACGAACAATCATAGTACGTAATACCTCCTACGGTCTGCCCCTCACGATAGTCTTGCGAGTAACCCACGTTTGGTTTGTTGCATATTTCAATACAAGTGTTGTACGCAAGTGTCAGATCAGCCACGGGTCAGTCCCTCTTTTGCAACGTAACCAGTATAGACGATTCCATTGACAACCGCTTTTACAAGATACCACTCATTTGTATAATACCCGTAGTTTCTAACACTGGTTCCGGTCGGCAACGTTAAAATGACCGTTTTATCCATTCCCGCGCCAACACGCAGATTGTAGCGATCATTGGTATGATACGCTCCTGCAATTTTCCGGTCAAAACTACGCGCGGATTCTGTTTTGATTGAGCTTTCAATAACGTTCTGTGGTTTGTCGTTTTTTCCCGCATACCGATAATGGACGGTATTCTCATACGGGAGATCATAATAAGACCGAACGCAGATTTCTTTTCCGGTCTGATCTCCCGTCTTGCCATCAATCCCGCCGTTTTCCGACTGGCTTGCGTGGACAATGCGGTTCGCGTCAACCGACATAGTAACATGATGACCAGCCGCAAGGTGGATATCACCGCGCCGCCACGGTTTCTTAGCTTTTACAAAACCAGATCTTTCCAACTGTTCGCCGAGATTTCTTGTGGTACTGTACTGACTGACTGGAAAACCAGCTTGTGCAAGTGCCGTTCCGACCAATGATGAACAATCATAATCAGGTCCATTCCGGTGTACCTGTGAGTAACCGTGGCGATCATCGGCGGCGATCTGTTCCTCCCATGCAACTGCGTTTTCGATTTTACTCATTCTTTCCACCTCCTAAGTGCTGGCAAAGCGAATTAATCGCGGTTGTATTCGCTTCTACACTTTTCCGTAATTCTTCTATTTCTTCCTTGTGTGCGTCTTTTTCTTTCACCAGATACCAAAAAAGCGCGCCGCAACAAACGATTGGAAAACCGAGACTGCCAATTAACTGTGTTACCATCGTCACATCCATTCTTCCACCTCCTTATCATTCCATTTCAACCAGTCCACAATCTCACTAACTTTATCACACATAATAAAGTTATGAATGAATCGGATTGGCGATTTACTGTTATAAGAGTTGCCATCCATGAAAAAATAATTCCATAAGTAACGGATATGAGATTCATAATTTTCATGTGGGACGAGAATCAACGTGTCTTTCTCATCCTCTATATATCGTACCGTATAAGCAAGGTAGGCATTTTCTTTTTTCATCATGCCGACAATCATATTAAAAACGATACTTGCCATCTCTGCTCCTTTCTTCCTGTCCATGAAAACAAGGAAACCTTTTGACCTGCCAAGGACAGGGCGGCTTACTCAGCTGTGGCAATCCCTCTGAAAAGGTTTCCCCGTATTTTCATGATACCTCTTTTTTGTCCGTATGTCAACTACATTTGTCCGTTTCCCGCGGACTATTTATAAAGATCAATCCCAAGCAACTCGAGCGCCATATTTTTGCTGTCCAGATCGTCAAAACGCAAAAAAGCTTTTTGGTACGCTTCTACTAACCTTACAAACAAATAATCATAATGATTCAGCATAACCGTGTGCTGTGTGTGATCTCCATCCCGAAAAACGGCAATATACGTACAAGACGGGTTACATTTATGTGTGATATAAATATACCCATCTTCGTAATAATCATACACGCCATAACTTTTGCCGTTGTGCTGAATGGTAAACAGATACCGCGACCGTCCAGTCGGCTTCTGTACAAACACAGCGTCATCAATCAACATCTGATCTCCTACGCTCATACTCTGCATATAGTGACCGCCACGGAAAGCTTTCAATGCAGGATTTTCCCACATTGCCTTACTAGCACTGTCATTGTGGGTAAATTCACACACAAAACCGCTACCATGCATCATTTTTATTTCTTTCTGATATCTCTTATGGATACCGAAAAATACAAAATAGGGATTGAGCAACGAAATATTATTGGATGCCATCACAAGTTTAAACCATCTAGACTGACTTCCGTTTCCACGGCTGATCGTCATCAGCAACGACTGCATGATTTCAGCTTCCCCTTTTACGTATTTACCGCTCTCAGTACAAAATTCATCAAAAAACAAAAAATACACATCACTAAAATACGGTGACAGCTTTTTCACGCTATCCATTTTACTTGCAAAACTAAACGCGCATCCGAACGGCTCCCCGTCCAGAAAATACTGCACGACATTTCCATTTTTATCTAGATTTTTATAGGTAATCACACTACCCAATTTTGGATACATCCGCAAAATCGTAGCATACATTGCCGCCGCTCCCGTCATTTCCCCCTTTGTACGGAAAATCCATCCCGTCTGCAATCCGTACTCTTTGCACAAGATACAGCTTGCCGCGGCGAACGCACTGGTCTTTCCGGCACTACGGTTAGAACACGTAATTGCCACGCCTGCGAAATCTCCGTCCACGTCCGGCTCCGTAAATAACCGGATCGGGTTATAATACTTAATTGGATTGCCGTTATCGTCTACAGCTTCAAATTTCACATCATAGTCAGCGAAAAGTTTTTCCCAATTGATATCGTTCCAAAAAATCATTGTTTCACGTCCTCCTTTCTTCTTATTTTTTCCCGCTCCGCGTTACCGCGGTTGTCTGAATTACTGTAGTTACCCGCCAGTTCCCCGCCAGTCTCACCGCAGGTAATCTCACGTTAATCGCACGATGATCGCACGTTTTGCATGCAGATGGACGGCAGAGGGCGGCAGATCTACGCTGGGTATAAAAAAGAGCTACGCTGGAAAACGTAGCTCGCTTTACATGTATGGAGTTTTTCAAAATACACAAGATATAGTAACAATCAACTACAGATAAAATATATATATACTCAATTTACCGACCGCCAGTCGGAGCGCGTACCAATCTCATGATGATTAGTCAAGAAACGGGTTATACTTTTCGGCTTCTCCGAACTTATGGACGTTCACGGCGGAAAGGTAAGCGGTAAATCCCTTGTCGCGGCGGAACTTGCTTTCGCCGATCGAGATGAAGAGGTCAACAACTGCGCCGTTACCGAGTTCGTCAACGCTTGAAACGGTGTCGCTCTCTACGCCGTCCTCATAAAAGGCTACGCGGTAATTGGTACTCGCTTTTACGTAAAGTTCAGCTTCGGCAGTTTCTTTTGCAGGAATCCATTTCGCTTCTGCGGCGGCATCTTCGCCAAACTCTTCGATGATTTTTTCAAAAATGGCTTTCTGCTGATCAGCAGAGATATTCGCGGAAAGAACGCTTTTTCCATCTTCCTCTTTTGCGTATTTTACGGTAACGTTGTACAGTTTCATTTTTGCTTTGCTCATGATTTTTCTCCTTTTTGATTCATTTGTTATGTAGAACGCGGCGCTTTTGCTTTGATCATTGTCTTATCTGGTCACTTCCAGACCGCGTTGTGCGCTTAATCCAGTCTTTTTGCTTCGGCAAAAAACTGTTCGTCCGGCATTTCGTATCTGGCAGATACTGTGTCAATTAATACACTTACTGCATCTTCAGGATATCCTGCGGAAAGAACTGCGTCTTTCTTCGCTTTCTGCGTTTTTAATTCTGAGTCAGACTCGAAAAAACCGAGTTCCTGTCTTGTTTTTCTGTCAATGACAGCGTACTGCCATTTTTCAATTTTTGTGCGTACCATGTTTTTTTTTTCCTTTACTTTATGTGGTTATTATTTCTTACAAGTATTATAATAGCACTATTCGATCAGAAAGTCAATACTTTAAATAAGAAAAAGAAAAAACATATCCAAAAATAAAAGCAGAATAGCAAGGTCGAGTTCTTCCTCATGTAACGCCCAAAAAGTTGCTATTAACAGTACCATAAAAAATACAAAATATCTCATATCGTATCCTATTCCGGTAAAACGCCATCTTGAGAGGTTAACAACACTTCATAATATTCATTCGATACCCCTAAGGTATAAGTGGTATCAATGATTCCAATATTACTTGCAGTTAATATTTCTTCCCCGTTTACATTGATATAATGGGGTTTCGAGTTGTTAAAGCAACTGATTGTCCGTCCGACATTTTCCATCTGGCGGCAGAGACGGAAATTATTACAGCACTTTAAGTTTTCCGCTCCAAGTTTCTTATTCATGCCAGCGACCGTAGACGTAAAACGCACGGGGTCTTTGCCAGATTGCGCCGCTTTTTCGTCCCATTCAACGCCGCAGTATTTTTTCGCGCCAAGGGTCTTAAACTGGATATAGAGGTCATCCATATCCCAAACGCCGAGAATGTAACGGTTGTCACCAACGTCACAAAACGCAGGAATGTCATTATCAATCGCACTTTTTTCCAGTATTTTGTTTTTGGCTTCAAATTCTGGAATGTGGACGTCCGGATGCAGGAATTTGATGCTGTCGGTATCGCAGTACACAACATCCATACCAACCATATTGAGCATATCTTGTAACTGCTTTCTAGCGTGAGCAGTAACGTAGATGCCCCATTGATAATGCAAAAAGCTATTCTTACTTTCATAATACGTGTTCAGTGCTTTTTCCGCGTCCGCTTTTTCCCGCGTCCATTCTCCCGTGGTTTGGTTCATTACCCATTCGTCCTGTAAAAGATCAGTGACGCACATGCCGAATGTGCTATTTAATTTATTCTTAGATTTCATATACTCATATATTTTGTTGGGGTTTCCTTTTAACTTGCTTTTTGCGATAAAAAACGACATCATTGTGTTACGCATACTGTCCGGTAACTTTCCGCGCGCGGCTACGTAGCACTCCGAGACGGTAAAAAAGTCGTAAGCATACTGGTTTCTTATGATTGCTAAGTCGATTTCCGTCATTGCAATTTCACAGCAATCAATAGATAGCACCCGACCATTATCAACCACACAATCGTTTCCGTGCTTCTGGCACTTTGACAGCGGGATGTAAGGAACCGGAATGTTTTCTTTTATGTGTAAATTGTCAAATTGCACTCTCATGAGTACGCAACGTGTAGCACATAAATTGTCAAACTGTTCTTGCGATGTGATCTCAACCGCATGAAACGCACTCATGGGATAGTAACCCATTGCTATCTGCGCGGGGTAACTACTGGAAATATCCATGCTTCCCATTACGATTGCGTTTTCCCCTTTTTTCGCGGTGATCGTGTGTCCCGCGTGGATGCGGTTGGCGTGCGTGTTGCCGCCGCGGAACGCGTCTTTGCAGAGTTGGTACTGCGGTAACGTGAGCGCGAGGTCGGTAAAGGTATCGGGATAATAGTTTTTATCCGCTTGCATGGCACGGCGGAACTCGCGGCGTACGTAGCCAGTTGAGGTAAGAGGGATTTCTGCTAGGTTGTCCTCTTCACGCGCGGCACGTATGCACTCGCAGAGACCGCGCACATCATTGTAGCAGTAACCCTGCTCTGTTTCTGTTAATGGCGTGTTTGGTGTACGCAGTTTTTTGTAATAATACGTATCAACAAGTTTATAGTGAGACACTCCCTCACTATTTTCACAGAATTTTGAAAGAGACATATTACTGAGAAAGTATGAACATCGAAACTCAATCCCATACTTATACGCATAACTTTTCATTACTTTATGAGCATCCCGCGCAAAAATTTCGTCCATTTCAATAAAATCTTTCAAGAACTGGAATTCATAAGAAAGATTATGCACATAAACGACCGCGCGTTTTTTATCCGATGTTTGTAAATACAAATGCAGTTTTTCGCAGAAAGAAAGAAACTCGTTCCATGTACGTCCAAAGCACACGGTTTCTTTGATGCAAAACTGCCATTGATACATAAAAGCAGTTCCTTTTACTACTTTTTCGCCCGTTTTGTTATAGCGTTCGTAATCGAGTTTTTCTAAAGTAGTTGTTTCGATATCAAACGCCATTTCCACATCATAATAACCGATAGGATTTTTCTTTCTTCCACGTTTACGGCATTCGCGCAAAGTCTGGAAAGATGAAAACGGGAATTCATCAACGCTATAAATTGTTTCAAGTGAAACTTTCTCTTTTCCGTCTATCATAACAGGGACTTCTAATTCGTACATTTTTTCACCTACTTTAATTTCGTTCTAGTTTCTGCAAAAAGTTCTTCTTCTGTGATGTAGCCGTCTAGATACTCTTTGTATTCCTCCATGATATCTTCGTAATCATAAGTATTATCACTCATTTTCAAAAGAAAATCATCAATGATCTGATTAGAGTCTAACTCTCTTCTCAGACTCTTCTTATATAAGTTGGACGTCAAAAAACGATATAAGTCTTTGTAATTGTTTTCGTCAACTTCTTCTGCAATTTTCCCAGACTTGTCAAAACGACGTTGCAATTCAGCAATACGGTACCCCTCCAATGTTGTTTCGGGAGAGTTCAAAAACGCCACCATCGCGTCCCATTCCTGCCGTATAGATGCATCCGATCGTTTTACGCCTTTCAAAAAACGGTTTTTTTCACGCCCTTGCGAAGCAAAAAATTCTTTTACGCGTCCATACGCCCATTGGTCTCGCGCGTGAATTTTTTCCAGTTTGGCAAGGCGGCTGTTTGCCGCCTGTGCAACGCGTGGAAGTTCGCGTTTGATCTGTTCGATGGAAAGGTCGAGTTCCTGATAGATGCTGTAATCCTTTGATTGTGGCATCATTCGCACCTCCTTATCATCAGCCGTAATTTACCGTTTACGATTTCAAATCCGGTTACTTCTTCTGATAAAAAGTTTTCGGTTCTTTTCGTATAGAAGTTGGAGCATTCCATAGAAAATTCCCCCACGGGTACATAATGTTCCTCATTAAATACCGTAACAGACGCGTATATTTCGACTTCCACGCGGTTCATGCCACAATACATTTTTATAAAATCTTTTACTCTCATTATGATAACTCCTTAATAATAACACTCTTCTTCGTTTCCCTCTTTTGAGTACAACGGACACAACGTACAGTTATCGTTCGCAGAACAGATAACGGAATGTTTGATTTCAATGTAATAAGTTATGTAAGCATAACGAGTGCTTGTGGAATTGTTGGATTTTACAGTAAATCCAACGCCAAAACGACCTTTATATGGTTGTGGATTATATACTGCGTTTTTACGGATGTATCCATTTGTCATTGATGAATGAGAATACGCATACACTTTAAACTCCGCTCCTACTTTTCTTGTCACATAAAAAGGAAGTTCAGCAACGCTATTCTTCATTTTAATAAATTCTTCATAATTCATTTTTTGATTAATTCCCATGTTATCCTCTTTTTTCTCCCCGTATTGCCGATAGGTCAACAGATGTTAAGTATTAAATGAAACTGTACAGCGGCGATTCATTATATAACTCTCTAAAAAGATCTTCATATGTTACCCACTTAGTAAGGGCTTTTTCCGCTTGCATGCTCTTTTGTCCGTATACTTTTTCAATTGTTTTGAGCATTTCCCAAGAATCATTGCATTTTTCATTTAATACGGTTTTAATTTCTTCTACTGTCATTTAATTTTCCTCCTTTTGCATGATTGGTTTTCCTTGTTTCTTATATTACAATACCACTTTTCTAGAAAAATATCAATCCTTTTTCTAAAAATTTTTCTAGAAAATATCATTACACACATATTCACACCGCGCCGTGTCCGTCACCCGCGGTCGCCCGGAGGGCGCGCGAAGCACTACAGCCTCCGGCGGTCATCGGCGGACAACCGCACGATCACAAGCGATAACTAACATTACACATATGATATGACTGACAGTCCGCGGAGCGGACGACCCCGAACGGGCAGGCGCGGACGGGACGTGTCCGTCACCCGCGGACACGGAGTGTCCGTCACCCGCGGACACTTTAGCAGACTAAAGTGAGCCCCCCTTTCCGAAGTGTCCGCGACCCGCGGACAATCGGTCGGTTTTGCCCACTTTTCGGGCAAAATGAGTAAGTATTTCGGAAGAATTGTGCGAGATTCGGTGGAAAAACGTGAATAATTAAGGAATTGTATAGACAATTAGGCCGGACTAACACTTTAGTCGGGTAAAGCGTTTTTGTCAAGTTGGAAAAATGCATAAAAATTTCGGGCATATGTGTTGTAATAAGTATTAAAAAGTAAACAAATGCAATGAAATAGTTTGCAAA